ATTTAATTTTATTTATGTCATTTTATTCAAAGCAAAAACCAGCAAAAAACAATAAGACCAAGAAGAAGGAACGGGAGGTAATTTTACCTAACAAGTACTGCTTGCAACAGTCTTATCCAACTAGAGATTGGATACCTCTTAATCAATATCGTTATTCAGATTCGCATATCTGCAAGATTAAAGATATTTCCAAGCTCTCGAGCACCAAATTAGGTACCATCCAGGTCGTGAGTGCACCAAATCATTAGTGCTTCCTAAACTCCCTGCTTCAATTTGTGCGTTTCCAAGATCGCACGATATTGTAAGAAGGACAATATGTCCGGATTACAGCATATTAGCAGTTTGTGTAGGTAGTATCTCTTTATTTGGCTAAGTATTCAGCCACCTGTCCTATTAGAGGAGATCAGACTATCGGTTAAGTCTAGATGATGAGAATCTGCCGTTAATTGGGTGTTCAAATGGTTAATGAGGTAGATTTAAGGCGTATGATTGTCAATTCTGCAACCTCTAGGTTAAGAACTGATATTCCTATGCTTTTATTCCTCAATAACAGGGATTGCGGGGGCGACTAATTGAGAGGCCATGTGGGTTTCGTTAAAAGTAACGGTTGTAAGACTGTTGCTTATGATGATCTTATCAAGGTTCTTAAAAATTAGAAGCAGTTTGTTTTGGATGATCTTAGTTCTTTCATTCTTAAGAAGCCTAAGAATAAGCCACGGTTGGTGGGTGGTTATTCTGCTTCTTAGAAGGATGAAAAAAGGAAGGCAAAGTTCTTCTACTCTCTTAGACAAGCTCAGAAACGGGACGATCTTCCAGATCAGACTGCAGATGAGCAATAGGAGGCTAGTTGGGCTTTGGCCATGTTCAAACAGAAGGTTATGAAGGTTGCAGTGAAGGCACCTTAGACAATTTCTAGTCGTATGTCGTTACTTATTGTAACTTCATATTTCAAGAAATAGTTTCCTTCTGTTTGGGAGCCCAAGGGTCAGATGGAAATTACGAAGTTCGAGATGATTCGTTATGGGATCACATAGGATTAGAATTTACAGAACCTTTTGTAGATGCCTAGCTTAGTTTTTGGAGCCTTGAAAGCCACTGACAAGTTGCTGTACACCTATGGTAGTACATCAATTTGGATGGCCAATAGACTCCTTAGGCTTTTCGGTAGGATTAACACTATAGAAGAGGATGTGTCTAAGGCTATTGATACCACAAAGAAAGTGATTTTGGGGGTTACAGCTCTATCTGCTGTTGCTGTTTTTGGCTATAGATTTTATAAATCTTATGCTAGGGACAACAAAATAGTAAAATACGAGCCAAAACCAATCTCAGTCGCTGCTTCGTAGAGATTTGAAGTGTCTACTTTGTTGGGCGTTCATCAGCCATTACCTGTTAAAGGTAAAGCTGATATGAATGCCGTTGGAGGAATAAAAGTCATACGTACGGCGGTCGGAAAAAGAGTGATTCACTCTCCGGTCGGCTACATTGACCCCACTTTTAATAGGATGTTACAGTCCTATGGATTTGGATTCACCAACAAGCAGATGCAATAATCTCACCATCAGAGTGGGGGTCACGCCAACCTTAGGGGAGCAGTGGATGCTTTGCAAGCAGATTCTATATAACGAGTCTGTTCTGACATTTTGTCCAGTGTGAAACCATGGGTACCTACCGTTGATCATTAGAGATATCAGATCATCGATGTTGGAGCAAAGTTCACTAAAATTAGTAGAATTCTCCAGCAAAGATTGACTTTGGACTTCGAAGATGTATTCAAAATGGTAGATCTCGATAGGGTTGTTCCCGCTCTTACTTGGGAGAATAGGCGCAGGCTGTAGAATTGTTATGCATAAACTAGAAGAGTCTTCTACTAGAATATGCCGTATCGTTCTGCAGTGGGCTTCTAATAATAGGTCGCTAATGCACTCCTGGCTAACGGGCAGTTCATTAATAACGCTATGTTAGTAGCTCCGTTTATGTTGAGAGACTATATGAAGGTTATGGATGTTAGGGAGAGAACACCATATACTTCTCTTATAGGTCGAGTCACATATTCGCCTGTCCGACCCCGTGAAAGTGATTATGACGTCAATTACTATAACAAGTAATATCAGACTTATATGGATAGGATTATGAGGGAAAAAGTTTTATCGCTGGACTAACCTTTTATAGGGAAAATCCAGGATTACGACAGATTCCAGGCTTAGTCCAAGAAATATTATCTGGTCTTTGACAGTCATTATTACCTAGCAGGTTAGGATCCGTGGGTTCCACAACAAGAGGGGCGTGTTCTTCTTGTTGGTGGAGATTTTTGCTCTTTGCCAGGAAACTATCAATTGCCATTGGGGGAAGGCAATTATAGAGTTTTCAATAGGGATGGTGTAGCGAAAATGACTATGATCTGTAGCAGTTCAGGAACGTCTTATTCACATGATTTAGTTCATGTTGAAAATGCCGATTTTAGAGCTGACTATGGTTGGTATGGTCATGTAGCACACGATTGTCACACTTCCAAGCTCCGTCTAAGGCGGGTTATGTTGCCAAAGCTACCTTTTACTCTACAACAAGACTTATAATCGAAGTCAGTCCAGGCTGACTACGTGATTAGGTAGATTAGTAGATTATAAAAGAATAGTAAAAGCACTTAATCTTCCAAGAATCATAAAGATTTCTTTTTGCCATTCAGTGAATATCGAAACTTGTATCAAGGCCGATATTTCAGGAATTTCAATTAGATCTAAAGGTTCATTAGATTGACCAATGATTTTAAAAAGACACAAGCGGTTATTCTTACTAGACCGAGCGGTTTCAAAGGATTAATATCCCGAGTTATCGCTAGTTTAACGGGTAAATAGTGGGGTTATGAAGAAAAAATTCTAGGGTAGACAGCTTTATGTTCTATACGAGGATATTTTTTCAACTCCACAAAATACACGAAGAATGACGGCGATGATGACTAATAAGATTATTGGAGAAAGCGAAGAAATGTTGAGAATTATTCTGAGTTACAGATGCAGGAGATTAGATATGGTGTTACTTCAGCCTAGAAATAGTGTCAATTTATGGGCGGATGTATGACTAAGGATAAAATCCAGTAATGTTTCGAGGAAGATTTCCCAAAAAGCAAAAAGTAGAAATAGGTTTGTGAAGGGACTGTTGAGAATGTCTATACTGTCGAAAAGCAAACTTTTTATACTAAACCTTGTCCTAGAGTGCCATATGTCGCAAGACATCTGATACCCTAAGATGAAGGCTGTATAGAAATGAGCGATAAAACAGTAGACGTCGTCAACTAATGGCTTCAGAACCATCCATAGGACGCAGAATTCAGGAATGGAAAATTATAGCCTAGGGTCGTGTCATCTAAAACCACAAAGACCGGCTATAGTTTTCTGAGGGATGTTGAGTAGTTCGAGTGGAGCAGTAAGAGTCTCACTAATTCTATCTATTCTATGTATCATCGACACTTAGCCTGTGCGCTTAGGCCACAGTAAGTTCATGTTCAGCAGTTTAGGTAAATGGTTAGGAGATTTCTTGGCTTCATAGGAGTCGAATTACTCAAGGGAGTAGTTTAGAGTGGCTAGAATTTCGATCCTTTTTAGTTTTTACAAAAGAAGGATGATTTTTCTAGATCTAAACTACTCAAATATTATACCAATAGCATAGAAATCCTTAATGGCTCTAAACGGGCGTATAAAGGAGCTTTTATGACTATGGTGAAATCGGGGGAAGTGTATTATTCGAGCGGCTTGCACGTCAGGGGCTGTTTTTTGTTGGGATAAGATAGTAGACCAAGGAATATAATGACACCGGCATAGATATTATGCGGGTTATTGACTTCCATTCAATCTATTATATGGAATCCCCTCAAGAAGGCAGTTCCCGGTTTTGTGCAGGGTCTTACAAAGGACCAGATGATCGAGTTGTTTAAACAGGGCTTGGGAGAAGACTGGAAAGCAATAAGTTTGGATGGTTCGGCGTTCGATTCCACACAGAATCATTGGATGATGGAGGCGGTGGATAATGCATTTTGGCGCATGTTATAGCCTAGTCTACTGACGGTGCTTTAGGGATTGAAGATGAGGCTCCCTAACGTTTTCAGAGCTAGTGCCTAGGATGTATTAAGGGATTTGTTATCTCAGGCAACTGACATGACAAACATATGTTATACATTTCTACCGTAGTTAAGACGGATAACATGGCCAGAAAGGATTTGGGCGAACTGGCTGAAGAACTATGCAGGCAAGGTCGAGAGAGGGTATGATAGAGAGTATGTATAGTCTAATTATTTCTATAATTAGATAAATGCTACAACTTTTAGTGGGCACCCGACAAAAACTACTCTTGGTAACACATTGAGGAGTTTATGTTATGCGTACTACTACTTGTAAAGATCTGGAATACATAATCCTTGGTCGAGCTAAGTGGTTAAAGTGTATGCGTCTGGGGACGACGTGGTTATTTTCTGTAGATCAAATCTATCAGATAGTGTGGTGTAGAGCATCTTATAACATTCATCCCGAACTAAGTAGGGGTAAGTGGGACTAGGTCAATGCATCAAGAGCGTATCGGTCACTCATTGGAGTTAATTCGATTTCTGTAGCAAATGGGCTTTCGGCGGGTGCGTCTAAGGCTTGAATTTGACTAGAGATATAGATAAACTTCTAAAAACCCGTATGTATTATTCAAAACAAAACCAGCATATAATTAAGCATCCTGGACTCCATGCATTAGCAATTTTGCAAGGATTTTAGAGTGAAAAAGTATGTAAGTTAGTTTAGGATATTCTTCGAGTGAGAGTGCATCATTTCGGTCTCCCTTAGGGGCATTAAAAATATGATTTGAGATCTGTCAGTGATAAACACAAATATGCTTTTACTTCAGGGAAAGCGGGCTATTAAAATGAGTATTAGGTCCGCCAGCGGTGTGGCATATAGTTATCTACTTTATACAGGCTGATGTAGAGCTTCAAGTTTGATAACTAGAATGCATTTGATACTGAGGGTCATTAAGTTCGTTATGGTGTGACAGCTTAATCCCTCCAACAGACACCTTCTCCTAAGATATTGGAGAATCTATGCTAGGTAAATCCTGTTGATTCGATTTTATTATCTGATCAATTCAGTAGACTTATTCCTAGAAAGATGCGCAGAAAGGTCAGAGATGACAGAGTACGGCTGTTGTGTCCTGTTGTAACTGTAAGAAATTCCATTCCTCTTCCCTCGTCTGGGGTTAATCAGGCGTACTGTCTTAGTCGGGCAGTGTAAAACTATAGACTCATCTGGACTTAGATGTCTAGAACGGCTCTGGATGGAGCCCTTCGTGGTATTCGAAAAATCAGTGTTCGACTAGTCTTTAAATAGGCTAGCTCTCTTTCATTATCAAATGAATTCGGTCGCTGAACATTCCACTATTTTAGTGAATTACCTGACTTCACCAAAGTCGGAGAACCCTTAACCGGG